CTTTTCATCATTGTCTAGTTCTTTAGATTTTGTAATTTTTTTCTTTATGTCTTTTCTTGCTTTTTGGATGTAAGAACCAAGTGTAGCACCAGACAATTCGTCAAGTTGCTCTGTGTCTTCGTTCACTGGTTTTTCAGCATCGGAAACTTCTGGTTCAACAGTAACAACAGCGTCCTTGGTCAGCGTGTCAAATTCAGCAGGATCAATTTCGTTGATTGTTAGTGTAACAGAAAGTTCTAATTTGTCGGGGGATTGGTCATAGATTTTAGCGGCGGCGGACTTCCATTTAAGCGTAATGAAAATGTTTTTCATTGGTTCGCCTGTTGAATGATCATAGACCATAAAGTCTTCAGAACCCTTCTCGCCATCATCGCTATCCATTTCCATGTCAAGCTCACCAAGAGTAAGAGCAAATTTACTAAGTTCTGATTCGATTTTTTTAATCAGTCTTGGCAACGTTGGTTGAAATGCGTTTGAGATTTGATCTGCAAACTTTCCAAGATGTGTTAAAGTGCGTGGATCGACCGTTGCTGGATTTTCCATGGCTTCTTGCATCTGTATTACAAATTCTCTAAACGTAAGCATGCGTGTTCTCAATCTCTCTATGATTTATGTTTTAGTATAGATATTATTTATATATTTATATTTCTTAGTCTATTTTCGTTCTATCTTTAGGATATGTTGTGTCATCTCCGTCTAAAAGAGATAATACACCATGATCGTTTAAAGATAAAGTTTTAATAATGTCGCTAGACGGATATGTAACAGATTTTTCTACTGTAAGACCGCCGGTTGGATCTTTATCTTCTGGATCTTTATCTTCTGGATCTTTATCTTCTATTTCGTCGATATTAATGTCTACTGGAGTAGTACCATCACCGGATTCACCGAGCCGTACTTGCGCTCCATCTATCCACACATTTTGGTCTGATATAATTTTAATAGTACCAGATGAGTGACACGAGAAATCTCCAGATGAATCTATCGCGAACGCTGAAGCCGCTCCTAGAATTTGGTCCCTGGCTTCCCAATACATGTCTGCGTTTGTTTTACACGATAACAGGTCTTGAGAATACACTTGAAACATCGCTTCTGATCTAACAAACATATCATCGCCTGATTGCATATCAACAGTTCCTTTAGTATATTCAAGAGTATCTCCATCAACTCTTCGTTCAAACGTGGATTTTGTCTGGACCGTCATATTACCTTTAGTATAATCAAGCCTTGTTCCCTCTGTTCTAATCTCCATATTAGAATTTGTTTGTATAGTTGTATCACCTTTAGTATAGTCCATTCTAGTACCACGAACACGTGTTTGCATATTACCATGAACTGTTAATTCATAATTGCCACCAACTTTTTGCTTAACATTACCCTTTGTGAGTATATTAGCATCGCCCTGAACCGTTATGTTTAAATTGCCACCAACAACCAAGTTGTTATCTGATAGGGCTATTTCAAAGTTATCACCATAAACTCTAAGAACCCTTGTGCCGTCTGGGTGAATCTCATAAAACGTTCCGGATTTGTGCATCTCAAAGATACGCTCAGCACCAGGAGTGTCATCCAGTTCTCTAACATGACCAGACATTGTTTGTTCTGAGTTGTTATACGGGTACACCGGGTGACTAGCAGATGATGGCTCTGTAATATTAATTTCGTCATCTGCTGTTGATATCGTCTCGGTTCTATTCATCTTTATTTTGTTATGAACAGAATACGTGTCTCCGATTGAACCTTGTGGCGCATCAAGCTCTTCAGAAATAGATATTTTACTTAGATCGTCTGTCATGTTGTTATGCTGGGCCCTTACCCTGAACGACTGGCATCACCGATGCTGTTAATCCTAAATCTTGATCATATTTGATTGCGTTCCTTGCCGCCGAGTCGAAACCCGTGTGTCTTGATAACAACTGTGGAAATATCTGTCCTGGGTTTATGGCGTTAGTGGACTTCGGCAAACCAGTGTCTGTTCGTATCTCAAAATGCAAGTGTGTTAGTACATCCCAACAGTGCGATCTTCCCATGTTACCAATTATCTGGCCTTTTGATACTTTATCACCAACTCTCACAAGAACACCGGCGCCTGGCTGGTCAAGACTAGGGTCTTGAGACAAACCAAGGTGAGCATATATTGTTGTGAAAGTTCCAGAACTTAAATTGTGTCTTATACCAACAACATTACCATAAGACCTCCTACCATCTCTGCCGCCGTTCTTTGGCCCATTCTTGTCATAGTCAGAAAATATCCCCCGTTGACCAACGTCTGATGTCTGTACCCAAACAACCTCACCAGCGGCTGCAGACACAACCGGAAGACCAGTTGGTCCCTTCATTGCGCCATTAAGGTGTTTTGCGCCTGGTTCTGTTTGTTTAAAGAAACCAGCTGGACATATATCAACACCAACATGCCTAGATTGTCGGTGTGGATCACCATACGGTGCAGAAACAAAACCAGATGCTGGTAAAACCCATTCAGAGGGGTCTAGATTCTTTATCACTTCATAATCAGGAACAATTATGTTGTTTGTTGTCTGAGAGCCATTGCCTGCTAACGGGTTCTCGCCCTCGGATTTGTGCGTTTCTCGTGAAAGAAAATTAAAATTAAAATTTGGAAACCACGGAACAGAACCAACAGGAGTTCTTCTACCATGTTCTACATTTGTCATTCCTGGAACCGTGTGCATTATTATCGGTTGCTGGCCAGATTCTCCATCCAAGAAAAACCCAAAAACACGAGTTCCTGGAACTGGTCCCATTGTTTTTTTACCAATACCAGAAATTGCTGTATTATCAATACTGCTTAAAGGGTATGCCCACGGTAGAGCATCAGATGGAAGAATAATAAAATCTTCGTTGTGCCACCCTGTTATACGAACCCTACACCTTCCAAGTGACAAAGGATCACCATTATCTTCTACTGTGCCAAACCACCAGTAAAATCCGTTTTTGCCCATGAACATTTCAGAAGAATTCATTATCTGTTATCCCCATCGTTCGTGCTTAAATTAATAGAATCTAGAATTTTGTTTAAATTCTCTATTGACATGTCTTTTGATTTAATATTTGGTTCTATAACAGAGTTTAATCTTGCCAGTTCTGGTGTTGATACTCCCATATTGAGTATTTCAATACGAGCTCTTATATTACGTTTAAGATTAACCAAATAATCAACGTATGAAGGCTCTTGTTTTGTTGTCCCAATTTTATTAATAGAAAACCCTGGATCCTTAACATCATAAATTTTATCTGAGTTTATAACCGATTGAACAAACGTTTCTGTTGCTGTTAAAAATGCATCACGTGTTCTATTATAACTATCAGCTTTAATACCAGTTGTAACATCATATAAATTTGGAAGAATAATATTAGATCTTGCGATCTCACCTTTAATTACATCATCTGAATATTCTGTAATTGTGTGTACTAACCCAGAGTTATCAAAATTGGTTTTGCCAATATAATCTGAAACAACAGAACACAATACTTTGTTTGAATTTAGCGAATATTCATCGGCAAAAGATCCTCGACCAACAAACCCAAGTGGATCTCCAAGATACACGTTAGCTTTATTATAATTAGAAGCTTTAACATAAGAATTAACTTTTGTGTTGTTGTCTAGCTGTTTGAGTTGTGCCTTTAGACCGTTTAAAAAATTTGGAGAATTTTGAGCAAACTCTTGAATTCTTAACGCAACGTCTGCATATTCTAAAATATTCTGAAAGCCGTTTGGTAACAGCGATCTCACTGGCAAAGACAATATTGATCTTAGTGCGTTGTTTGGCGTTAAACCTTTAGACGGCATACTGTTCTGAATTTGGTCTTTTATTTGAAGAATATCAGATAACGACATTTTATTGTTGCCAAATTGTAATTGATAGTCCTGTACTAGCGATAGTACAATACCTTTATATGGTGAAGTAGAATTTAAAACATTTAAAATGTTCTGAGAAGAATTTGAAACTGTCTGAAAATTTCTTAAAAGGGTTTGGATGTTGACAGGAAAAAACTCTCTAATACCCAACATATGATTTAACGAATCAAACGATGTAACTATACTTGTAGTCATTGACAATTTAGATATAATAGATTCAAGTTTTCTAGAATTTACTACATTCCCTCTGTTATAGTTTTTATCGTTCTCTGGTATGATCCAATCCAGTAATTTGTTTTCTGATATACCTTGAGCTCTTTTTGACGCAAATCTAACAATTTCATTAAGAGAAGTCATATACCCAACTTCATAACCATCAAAGCTCATGAATTCTTCATTTGTAAAACTGGTGAATAGGTTAGATAAATCCAAACGGGTTTACTCCGCGTTCTTTATTAAAGTACATTTCTTCAACGTTATATATCTGGAACGATACGGTCACAGTAGACGGGTTTGTCATATCATAACCACGAGAAACTGGAGTAATGTTAGATGGAAAACACTCTATGAGCTTGCCTTGAAACGTTATATTACCAGAGCGATCGTATTGATCTATTAATATTGTCTTTGTATAATCTTTATAGAAACCAATTCTTTGTGTAACAGGATTAAACATTTGCTTTTGCCAGTCTGAAAAGTATTTTTTCTCTGGGGAACCATCAGCTTCCATAAAATCTAACGTGACCTCCGTAAACGATTTTCCAGTTGCAATATTAGTTGGTCTTCCAATCCCGTGGCGTTTTACAAAGTTAACGCCCATGTTTTCGCCTGGAACCATAATACTCGTGCAATTAAGCATTATATCTGAGTTTGCGTCTGGTACTGGTCCTCCTCCATTGATATATACTCTATATAAAAATGGTTGAAGAGGATAATTTCTAAACACGTGAGTTAGAATATCATTTGTTTTAAGTACAGTCATATTATTATTTATACTATGAAAATATACTATTGACATCTTTAAACAATAAAATATAATGATCGTAACATTAATTATAAAGAAACATCAAGGGGATTCGTTAATATGTCTAAAGTAAATAATAAAAAGAGCAATGTTGTAGATTTTCTAAGTAAGGCCGATGGTTATACTGCATTAAAACAATATGTGAGGTTCTATGCCGCCTATCTAGATTTATGGTCGAGGTATAAAGAAAACGTTCTTGGTCGTGGATCCAACTTGGGAGAACAAGAAACAAAGGATCTTAAAGAACAATACGATAATATTCTAGAAACATTAGCTAGTTCTGAAAAATCTGTTCATAAATTATTAAGCAATGAATACCCAGCAGGTGTTATACAAGACGAATTAAGTTTTGTTAGACAAACAACAGTTGAAGCTTTCTATAAAAATAAGCTTAACGAAAAAACGTGTTGACATTTCGCGCAATATAGTATATAATAATTAAAATCAAAAATAAGGCTTCACAAAAATCATGGCAAAAAAGAAAAGCATTTCAGCTATTAATAAAACGCTGAGCGGAGTTTCGTGCCCTCCAATTGAAAGTATGCAGTATGGGAAAGCTGGATATGTTCCAAAGTTAACGCAAGCGCTTTACTATGTAGATCAATCATATGATCTTGAACAACGTAAAGGTTTTGTACAAGAATGGATTATTAGAAATAACCTAAAAATAGATATTTCACAAGTATCAGCGTTTAGATTTTCATCTCTAGGATCCCTCTGTTGGCTAAACGAGCAAGGTCTGAATGATACTACAACAAATAGAATAAAATCAATTCTAATGGAAATAATTAAAAAACACGAAGAAAAAGACGAAGAATCAAAAAACAGTGTTAAACATAAACAACAGACTTCTAAAATTAAATCTAGAACATCTAAACAAGTTAAAACTGACAATGTAATGGATTTCATTGAAGGCTTTTTCGACGACTGTCTATTGAAGAAAACTAAAGGTTTAAAAAATCCAATAGACATCTTTAATAATAATGAGGGTTTTGATAATAAACATCTAAGATCTGTAGTAGATTCATATGTAAAAGAGTTAACAATTGAAGATTCATATATTTGCCCAGATACTAATAAGAAAGTTAAGGATAAGACAAATGTTGATGTTAAATTCTTTTCTAAAGTTTATAAATTAGTTTTAGATCATCTTGATTCATATGAAAAGAAAACAAGTAAAAGGAAGACAAAATCTTCCTCATCTTCTGATGATAAAATCCCAAAACCAAAGAAAATAATCCCATCTAAAATGGTATCACGCCTTAACTATCTGAAGGTCTGCGAAACATACAATATATCATCTATATCACCAGTATCTAATATGATAGGTAAAGATGCCGTATTTGTTTTTAATACTAAAACAAAAAGGTTGACACGTTTTGTTTCTTGTGATAGTATTGGTATTCTCGTGAAAGGATCTACTGTTTATAATTTTGATGCTGATGATTCATGCGAAAAGTTACTTAAGTCACCGCATGAATCATTTGGTATGCTAAACAATTGTTCAAAGGTATCTCAAAGAAAATTCATGGATACTATCAAGGGTAAAGAAAAGACTCCATCTGGCAGAATTAATCAACATTGTATAATTTTGAAAGCGTTTTAATATGTTAACATACAAAGAACAAGCCATGACTACACTGGAATGGTTTACACAACGTGTTAATTATTTTGGTATTAAACACCCAGAAGAAAAGAACCATATAGAGTTAATGTATAAATTATTTGAAGACCATCTTTATATGTTAACAGGAGATCAAAAAATTGTCGCAGAATTTCGTGCCCAACAGAGTATCGTTTAAGTTTAACACATACGCCGCGTTTCAACAAGAACGTATGTATGATCTACAATCGCAATATAAACAAAAACTGGAGAATGATCTTGAACTGTTCCTATCAATCAATAATCAATGAAATATCAATTAGACATGGCGTTTCTATACAGACGATAAAAAACAACATTCTAGAGTTTAAAAAGACCAGTACAGAAACGCTTGAAGACGCTGCTGAGTATATTGACTTTAGATTAATGATGGGAAAATATTAAATTATGACTATATTACTTGACTTCTCAAATATCTCATATGCAGCGCTTCTTACACAAAGAGATCATAAAGACGCTGACTATTGTAAATTCTTAATTATTAGATCGCTACTAGCTGTATATAAAAGATTTAAGAATGAATATGGCGAGATGGTTATTTGTTGTGATGCCAAAAACATATGGCGTAAAGATATCTTTCCTTATTATAAAGGCAAACGTAAAGACAATCGCGAAACATCTTCAACAGACTGGGATCAGATCTTTAAAATTTTAACAGAGTTAAAACAAGAGTTACGCGATAATTTTAAATGGAAAATTATAGAAGTTGATAAAGCGGAAGCTGATGATATAATTGGGATTTTATCTAGAAACGTCCACGATAAGGTAATGATCGTTGGTTCTGATAAAGATTTTAAACAGTGTCATTCTGAATTTGTAAAACAGTTTTCAAACAATCAAAAGAAATTCATTGAGTGTGATGATCCTGTTATTGCTCTTAGAGAGTTGATTATAACAGGCGATCCCGGCGATGGTATTCCTAACATTAAATCTGATGGCGACACTTTAATGACCGAGTGTAAAAGACAACCGCCGATTTCTAAAGTTAAACTAGCTGAATGGTCAAAATACGATGACCCAAAATACTTCTGTGAAACACTAGACATGTTAGAAAATTATAAACGCAATAAACAACTAATTGACTTTTCGTGTATTCCAGATAATATTAAGTCTAGTATAGTTGATTCGTATAAAGAATTGGAAGTGGCTGGTGATGCTATGAAAATCAAAAAGTATTTTATGGATAATAACATGCCATCAATGATTAAAGAACTTCAGAATTTCTAATACTTGCTAAAGCAATCGGTAGTGTTGGTAGACGTTAAGTGTTCCCAAAATTCTCCAGATTCCAACTCTTCTGGCAACCATTGTGTATATGCTATTTTCGCGGCCCAGTCGTTTCTACATGGTGTTTGTATCAATTTGTTTAAATCGTGACTGGCAACACTATAAACCATTGATCCGCAATCTTGGGAGAACGTTGGTATGCCGTTCATGACAGACAAAACTCCAGAATTAGAATTAAAAGTAACCACCGCTTTACAATTTGATTCGTCTGTAAAATGATCTTCTAAGTTCTTACACTGATCAATGTTACAGGCCAATCCTCTAATACAATGTAAGGAATTGTTTTTGTCTAAAGGATGGGGTCTAAAAACAACGTTATGTCCAAGTCTAACCAGATTAGAAATTGTATTAATATACCAATCACCAATGCTTACGTGAGAATGCGACGCATCGCCTGCAACTTGCCCAATTACCAGAACATACCCAGATTCTTTTACTTTCCAATCTTTCATCTTCCAATATTTGTTAAACCGCTCTGTTGATGTTATGTGTTTATTATTAAACCGAGCTCTACCATTAAGACCGTTAAAACCCAAAGACAACCAATTGTGTCTGTCGCCAAGATATGCCCGTTCCATTACCAAATATGGAACTTTTGCTTGTCTTGCTAGTTCCATTAATCTTCTTTCTTTGTGGGCCCAAAAAGCAATACAATCATATTTTTCAACGTTTACAGCTGTACTATCTTTTGGAATTACGTCAACTCTACAACCAAGTTTTTTCATTCCAATTGCCATTTGTGAGGCATATCGTATTTGATGTTGCGATTTACAGTTATAATATATTCCAATTCTTTTCATAATTTTATTTATTTGGGTTGACATCCACCAATTAATAGTATATAATACAAACATGATTAAAAATAAAAAGAATAGGTTTATAACAAAATGATAAAGAAAATTTACACACTAGAACTAATCAATGGCAAAAACGTTGTTGGCGAATTTGATGAAGTTAACGCCCAGCTTGATGATAGAATTGTTATTCTTGATAATCCAGTTGCAGTATATTTGGTTCAAGATAATCCTGGCGCACAAGCTCAGCCGCATTTTGATCACATGACGCATTTTACAAAGACAAAAACCATTAAGTTCAATGTTGCGACCGTTGTGTATTGTCAAGAAGCCAACGAAGATCTTGCAGCACTTTATAAAAAAGTAACTGGGTCTTCTACTATTATTACGCCAAACAAAGGTTTAATTATCTAAATAAAACTATTGACTGCTATATAAACTTGTTGTATAACAGATTTATAATTTAAAACAAAATGAGGAATATATAATGCAAAGAACCAATCTAATATCTTTTAAGCGCCAAACTGGAGTATCGCATGAAGAAACTGTGGAAACCGCTCTTATGTTTCTTCGTGGCACTTTTGTTGGGGTAAAGATTAAACCGTGGTATATCTCAGAACCAATGTTTAAAGCTAATTCAGAAGTAAACCGTTATATGTTTAAAGGTATCTCAAAAGCTGGTGATATATTAAAAATGACAGGACTTAAAGGCAATATTGTTATTGAGAGTGTTAAGAACGACACAACTGTTTTTGTTGAATTTAGAACGTGCTTTACTTTCACCGAATACTTCTACCACTTCTTGGCGTTGATTCTATTTTCTCCATTGTTAATTATAACAGTCATTGTTGCGTTTACACAACCAAAACATGCAATACCAATAATGGCAACGATCGGCCCAAACATTAAAGCAGCAATAGGAAAGAATTAAATTATGGTTACTATTACGCAATCGAATATCAAAGACGAAGTTATTAAAGCAATTCAAGATGTATTATCGCTTGGTCGAGATCACTTAACCGAAGAAAATCAAAATTTGGAACAAGATCTTGGTGCAGACAGCTTAGACAGTATTGAGGTTGTTATGCACTTAGAAGAAGTGTTCAATATTGAAATACCTGATTCTGAAATTTCAGGCAAAGAAACCGTCGGCGACATTATCAAACTAGTAGAATCAAAAATCAATTAAGGAAATCTGCAAACATGTCAACACACTCTTGCCCCCTTACTAAAGTCCTTTCAGTAAGAGACCACCCAAACGCCGATAGATTATCAATAGTAGAAGTTCTTGGGTATCAGTGTATAACTGGTAAACTTGAAGACGGTTCTCATAGATATAAAGAAGGCGATTACGTTGTTTATATACCAGAAGATTCAATACTAGATGAAGATCTATTGTGTGTAATGGGGTTTTGGAACGAAGAAAAGAAAATTGGGATGTTGTCTGGTTCTAAGGGCAACCGAGTAAAGATTATTAAACTTCGTGGTGAGATTAGTCAGGGTATTTTATACGGTAACGTTTACAAAGAATCAAACGACGTTATTAAACTAACAATTCCACTTGGTTTAAACTATTATATGTCTGATGGTGAAGACGCTTCTAATTTTCTAAACATTACAAAACGTGAAGTAATTGTTCCAGCACAGATGCGAGGCCAACTATCGGGTAATATGCGTGGGTATACCAGAAAATACGACATTGAGAACATACAAAGATACACAGACGTGTTTAAAGATGGGGAAGACGTTGTTATTCTTGAAAAGATTCATGGAACAAACGTTCAAATTGGTATTTTGTCTGGTGATAAGTTTAACGGCAAACCACAAATAGAATCTTTATTGGACAATGGCGATATTATTAAACTTGGTAATCGTGATGTTTATGTTTATGTAACTTCAAAGGGTTTAGGTTCTAGGGGTGTAGTTCAACTAAACGTCCCAAACAACCATGATAATATATATGTAAAAACATTAAACGAATTGTTTATCGACACTGGTATTATTGATAGAATGTTGGGTGATGGAGATCAAACAGATATAATGATTTATATCTTTGGAGAAATCTATGGCGCAGGTATACAGGATTTATCATACGGCGAACAATCACCACAAGTTAGAGTGTTTGATGTTTTATATAATAACATTGACAGTACAGGAAGCACGGAATCGTTTTCATCGTGGTTTGAACTTGAAGAGATGAAAGAAGAGTTTGGTATGCCTATTGTTGATGCGTTATATAAAGGGCCATATTCTAAAGAAGTTGCAATTGAACATCGTGATGGTAAAACTGTAACTGGTAATGGGACTTGTATTCGTGAGGGTGTTGTCATCCGCCCGCTATTTAAAGAAAGAAACGACGTTAGAGGACTACCAGGCAACCGTGCCCAACTGAAATTCGTTAGTCCAGATTACCTTTTACGTAAAAACGCAACGGAGTATTATTAAAGTGGAAAACAAAACGGTTAACAGGTTTGAGATTATTGATTCAAATGGTAGAGCCATGGTTGTTCGTGGCGAAATTTCGTTTAGTGAACAGGACGATGGTAAAACATTGAAAGTGTTCATCGCTGGTAATATTAAAGATTATATAACAACAGATGAAAGAGTTTAACAGATGAAAGAATTAATTCCACAATATCAAGAGGAACTGGACACTCTTAAACAAAAAATGTTAGATAGCCAGGATTTTGCTTTAAGATTCTCAGATAACAAAGTTTTACACGATACGATCATTAAATACAAACTAAACGAAAAATATACTGGAAGTGTTAATGTATCATATAGTAGCGTAGCTGATTTATACCACGGTGTATGCAGATGGTATATGAAAGCTGGATCAAAGATTTTTAATAGTTCTGTTATTGTTAAAGATAACACATATCTATGGCGTATAAAAATAAGCCAATATGACCTCTTTGGCGAAGATTGTGTTAATACTGGTCTAAGTTCAATTAAGGATGAAAGTTGTGTTTTTCATTACGACGCATTAAACGATTACTTTTATGTAACAGATAATGACGTTGTAGAATTGTTTAAGTTGTTAGAAGACTGGTATGCAAAAGCCAAAGATGTTAATAATAAAGCCAGAAAAGATAAACAACGTAAAGATCTAGAAGATCGGCTGGCCAGATTAGATGAACAGGAAAGCAACATATAAATAAATTCATGCTAACTTTTCTAGAAAATTGTGTAATAGACAATCACATTGCTGATGCTACAATCAATAGCATGGAAATCAAGCGCGAGCACATGCCACAGATTAAGGCAGATAACGTACAGAAATTTAAAGATCTATTAGACGCCCATCACATTGAGCACAAAGCCGAAACCGTTCCTTCGGAGGATATAAATTTTGCTCAGTGCAATTTTCATAAAGACAAAATAGAATCAATGATAAAGTCTAAAGAAAATCTTAATAAGAACGGTAAAATATTCGTGTCTTCAGCCAATTGTGTAATAGATGACAACCATAGAGTTATATGTGCTCAAATATTAAAAGAACCAATAGAAGCTATTAGAGTAAACGCAACGGTTAAAGAAATAATTCTTATGTTGAAATCTGCAGACTTTATAGAATATCAGGAATAACTAACACATGGCCACGAGAACGTTAGATTTACTATCCCCAAATAAATTTGTTATTAGTATTGACAAGTTTCAAGACATTCAATACTTTGCACAAGATGTAACTATTCCATCAGTGTCACTACAAAGTGTTAACGTACCAACAAATACTTATATTGATGCGTATGCAACTGGTGATAAAATGAGGTTTGACGATCTACAGATATCATTTCTTATTAATAAAGACTTAGCTGGCTGGAGAGATATAGTTTCATGGATGGTTCAAGCTTCTACGCAAACTGGTGAATATTTAACAGACATAACAATATCTGTTCTAGATAATAATATGAACGAAAATAAAATGGTTAAATTTTATTCGTGCTCGCCTACATTTATATCTGGCATTAAATTTTCAGCGGCCGAATCAGAATTTCAAAACCAGCCAATGGGATCTGTTACTTTTAAATATACACACTACGAATATGTCTAATAATATCATGGTATCTATGAGAATACTCGAAAATAAGTAGTTGATATTAAACACGAATTTAGCTTAAAAATCATTTAAAACGACGTCTATTGGTAATCCATCAGTCGATGAAAAAAGTTACATTTAAATGCATTTTAATGGTTTACATCCATATGGTTCTGTTGTAATATAATTATATTGAAACGAACAAATAACAAATTGAAAGATATATCATGACAATGAACCAACAATTAAAAAACTCAATTATCCCTTCTGTTTTTAACATTTCAAGCGATGATGATTTTGATCCTGCACTAATAGAATGGAAAAATAAAATTGTCAGATATAAAAATCCTGGTGTAAACGAAGGTTCCATGGCTAAAGAATATGATATTGTTATTAAACATACGCAATATGCATACAACAACGATCTTATTCTGCGCGGATACTATATTGATAGAATAACACATGAAGTTATAAATGACTTTGGTACACCGGTACGCCCAGAAAAAGTATATGTCGTATAACGCCAACACAACAAAGCTTCTATGCGCTCTTGTTTTACTATTAAGTATGATATTTGTACTAATAATTTTTAACAAGATGAAATACCATTACGTAGATAAAACATCAGCGTATAACGAATTATACGCAATGACATGAGAAACGAAAGAATATAAAATGAAACGCTCTGATATTGATAAACTATCGTCTGTTGAATTAGAAACACTAATTATTAAAGCATCTCAAGATTATTATCTTGGCATGGTATCAATGGACGATATCTTATTTGATTACTGTTTAGATAAACTAGAATCAATTAACGCCAAGAGTGAAGTCCTTAAAGGTGTTGGGTTCGGTATATCTGTGTATGGTGAGAAGATTAAACTTCCTTGCACAATTCGCGAATCTCTCCCAAAAGTTAAAGATTTTAAAGACGTTCATAAAGACTGGGATTTATATATTCTATCACAGAAGGCTGATGGTATGTCGTGTATCTTAGAATATGAAAATGGGTCGTTGATTTTAGCTGCTACACGCGGCGATGGTGAATATGGCGTTAACATCATGGAAAAGGTTAAACTAATCCCTGGTATTCCTAAGACTGTTGATGATAAAGGCAAATATGAAATTAGAGGCGAATTGATTATTCTTAACTCTGTATTTACTAAAGATCTGTCTGACGAATATGCAACTCCAAGACATGCTGTTTCTGGTATTATAAATGCAAAGTCATTAGACAAGCTGGAATATGTTACGTTCGTGGCTCACGAAAAAACTCCTATTACAGATAAATTTGGTATGAAGAGCTTAACTCCATGGACCGTTCGTGTTGAAAACCTTGAAGAAAAGCTCAGAACGGTTTGGAAATCTGACTCTGATATTCCAGTAGACGGCGTGGTATATGTTAATGCAAACAACAAAGACCAAGCATATGCGTTTAAGTTTGAGACCGAAACAACGGAAACAACTGTAACACAAGTTGAATGGAATTCTCATAAGGGCGGTAAACTAATCCCAATTATTCATTATGAAACTGTTGAACTATATGGGACGAATTGTTCTAAGTGTTCTGGTTTTAATTATAAGTTTATTTCAGATAATAAAATTGGTGTTGGTTCTAAGATATTATTAACTAAGGGCAACGAAATTATTCCTTATATTGTTGAAGTTATATCAGGAATAGAAGAAAATTGTACGCCTTGGCCATGGCAGAACTTTAAAGTAGACGGCGTACATGCATATTCAAACAACCACAACACAGAAGCCGAATCACTTAGATACTTTATGAAAACGTATTATACGTATGACGGGTTTAAGAGCTTTGATAAACTCCAAGAGATCTTTAATATTTACACGTACGAAGACTTGGTTAAAGTTAGAGAACTTGATGATCAGGAAATATTAGACAAGCTGAAAGCAAACAGTTTAATTTCAAGCGCAAACACGTTGTTATCTGTTTTAAAGAATAAAACGATATCTGGGTCTATTATATTCTCAAGCCTTGGTTTTCATGGTGTTGGTAGAACCGCAACAGCTTCTCTTAAACATTTTTATCATGATTATATTAAAGCCATTACGCTAGGCACCGATCTAGACGTTGATGAAATCGTTAGTAGCTCGGGTGTTAATATTACAGTTGAAAAGGTTCTTCAGGATAAAGAGTATCAAGACATCTTGTTGTTTGTTAACGAAAACTGGGATGTTATTATTACAGAAGAGTTCGATGAAGATTCTGGAGAGGATCTGCCAAAGTTTATTATTACAGGTAAGATGCCGTCTGGAATGACAAAGAAACAAGTTGAACAAAAAGTTCGCGGCAAAGCCACAATGGTTAACAACTTATCGGATGCTGACTTCCTTGTTATTGATAATATTACTAGTCAATCGTCTAAGGTAAAGAATGCTAGAAAAAGAGACATGATTATATTGACAGAAAAACAATTTTATGATAGAGTATTGTAACATGAACAATGATCATCAACATAATAAACTAGAAAAGGCATATGTTGAATATTCCGAGTTAAAGCCACACTTACGTGACATGGTTGATAAACACAGACAACTGGAAAAACACGTTCTAAGTGGGTCATGTAGAACAGAATTCTTTCATTCGGTAGTAAAAGTTATTGAAACATTTAAAGAAATTGACAAGTACTATTGTCCTGTTGAGTTGGCCGATGGTGATGAAGAAGATATCGCTAACGAAGCACTAAAGGAACTGTTAAAGTCATGAAATTTATATCACGATTAATAATAACGTTTATGACTGTTGCTGCATTATTATCTACAGGTTTTGTTTTAGTAGTTACGGGAATTTCCTTTGTGGTTTGGGACATAGGAGCTTATAACGTTGTGTTTAATTTAATAACATTTCGTATAATGGTGTTATCATCAATTGTCATGACTTTATCTATAATGGTTAGTCCTAAAATCTAATAGATTATAAATATAATCCCTACCAACAAAGACAATAAAATGAAATACCTAGCTGGATATTATTTGTGTAAATCGCTATATGAATATTTTAATAATATAGTGTTGCAGGTAGCAGCAGCAGAAGAACACCAACCGCAACAAACTATAACAAGGGTACTTAATAATGACAAGCAAAACAACCAACCAGTCGCACGACGATGACACGATTATTATATACTCGTCTCCTAGCTGTATGCAATGTATCGCTGCGTGTAAAATACTTACTTCAACTGGTAAGAAATTCGAAAAAATAGATATTACAAAAGACGAAGAAGGCCGCAAGGTTGTACAAGATCTTGGCTATAAACAGCTGCCTGTTATCGTCAAAGGTGATATTCACTTCTCTGGTTTTAATATTGACAAAATCAAAAGTCTGTGATATAATACACCATACCAGCAAATTGAAAGCGATTATATAAATGAACATTAAGAAAATTGACGTCATATCCGCGCCAAATAAAAACACAATAGCGTATCTAGCAAACGAGAGTTTTTCAACTCCAGTCGAAGATTATAACGGCATTAAAAATTCTGTTTCATATCTTATTAAGAAAGACCATTGGTCGCCGTTGGAGTGCGCTAACATTGTTTTTGAGCTTACAGTTAAGAAAGAAAATCTGTGGGTTATCATGAAACACAGATCTCTTGTTGTTTTGCTACTAAATAACGATAGTCATTGCGAAGGCGACGACGTACAGCGTATAGCACTATCTGGTAACATTCGTGATTTGATTAACTTCTACAAAGCAAAACGCAATCATGCTTGTGAAGAAATTGCTGAAATTGCAACGGGTATTGAAGAGGCAATGAAATATATTATAGAGGATTAAAATGAATTTAGTAATTAAAAGAAATAAACAGGTAGTAGCTTTCGACGACAGTAAAATTGTTATTGCTATCCTACGCGCAATGGGTTCGTCTGAGACAAACGAAGACGATAATAAAACAGCTATCAAAATAAAAAACAGAGTTCTAAACAAACTAAAAACTTGGGGCACAGATACGCCACATGTTGACGCTATCCATACGTTGGTTGAACATTCTTTAATGGATGCTAAACTATATAACGTAGCAAGATCATATATTACATATCGTGATGCAAACAAACCAGATATCTTTAGACCTAGAACGGCAATCAGACCTTATGAGTATCCAGCCCTAGTTGATTATATTTCAGCCATTCGTGGTGCTTACTGGACACACGAGCATTTTAGTTATGTTTCAGATGTTCAAGATATTAAAGTTCTAATGTCTGAAAAAGAATCAGAAGCTGTTATTAGATCTATGCTTGCTATTTCTCAAATTGAATCAGCCGTTAAAGAATTCTGGGGAAAAATTGGTAACAGACTACCAAAACCAGAGATTAAGAAAGTCGGAGCAACATTTGCTGAATCTGAAGTTCGCCATGAAGACGCATATTCTGAATTGATTGCTAAACTTGGTTTGTCGGGACGTTTTCTAGACTTAGATAAGGTTCCTGCTATTAATAAGCGTATTCAATATCTAGAAAAAGCTCATAGAAACATGAAGGCAACAGATGATAGGGATTTCTTTGAAACGATAATTCTATTCTCTACCTTTGTTGAAAACGTATCGTTGTTTTCGCAGTTCTTGGTTATCATGTCTTTCAATAAACACGATAACAAATTAGCTGGAATGTCAAACGCAATCGAGGCAACATCAAAAGAAGAAAAGCTTCATGCGCAATTTGGTTTTGATATTGTTAATATTATTAAAGAAGAAAACCCAGAATGGTTTGATGACGAACTTATTGAATATATTAAAGAATTAACATATGATGCTTTCGAAGCCGAAAAGGAAATTGTAGATTGGATTTATGAACTAGGCGATCTTGAGTTTGCTCCAAAGAAAATAACAATTGAGTATATTAAGAAACGCTTAAATGACTCTCTTATTGCTATTGGTGTTGATCCCGTCTTCGGCTTGGACATGGAACTTCTACAAAAAATTGAATGGTTTGACGACGAAATCTCAGTAACGAAGATCAACGATCAATTCCATAAAAAATCAACAAACTACAACAAATCTAAAGCATTCGCTGCTGAGAACTTATTTTAAGGATAAAACATAAAATGACAAACACGAACAAACCATTTGCGTGGGTTAATGACGACACTAAAGAATTCTTACAACGTGGATATCTACGTGAAGGGCAAACAACGCAAGATCGCGTTAGAGTAATTGCTGATAACGCAGAAAGAATATCTGGAATAGAAGGATTCGCAGATAAGTTCTATGACTATATGTCAAAAGGATATTATTCGCTTAGCTCTCCAGTATGGTCTAACTATGGCGCCGATCGCGGCTTCCCGGTTTCATGTTTCGGTTCATATTTTGAAGACTCTATGGAATCAATTATGTATACACATGCTGAGATTGGTTTACTTTCAAAATTCGGCGGCGGCACATCTGGTTATATTGGCAATATTAGACCTAGAGGTTCTGAAATTAAGGACATTGGTAAATCTACAGGTTCTGTACACTTTATGGAGTTGTTTGATAAACTAACAGACGTTGTATCGCAAGGCTCGGTACGTAGAGGGTTCTTTACACCGTATCTTCCAATTGATCACGGCGACTTTGATGAATTCGTTGAAATTGGAGCAGACGAACATCCTATCCAAACTTTAACTGCTGCTGTTACTGTAACAGATGAATTCATGAACAAGATGATTGCTGGGGATAAAGAAGCTAGACGTCGTTGGGCAAAAGTTCTTAAGAATAGATCAGAGGTTGGTTACCCATACATTTTCTTTACTGATAATGTAAACAACGCAGCTCCTCAAGTATACAAAGATAATGGAATGAAGATTCATGCGTCAAACATGTGTGCAGAAATCGCCCTATCGTCAAACAAAGACGAATCCTTTGTTTGTGTCCTATCTTCTATGAACATTCTACACTACGACGATTGGAAAGACACCGATGCTGTTCAAACACTAACAATATTTCTAGATACTGTAGTAACAGAATTCATTAATAAAATTGAGGCACAGCCAGAAAAAACACGATTCTTATTACAACGAGTTTATAATTTTGTAAAGAATCAACGTGCCTTGGGTCTTGGTGTTCTAGGCTGGCATTCGTATCTAATGAAAAACATGATTGCGTTTGAATCAAAGTCTGCTACTACTTTAAACACTAGAATATTTAAGCACATTCAAAAGGAATCAACGAGAGCATCTAAATGGATGGCTAAAGAATGGGGCGAACCTGAACTAATGAATGGTACTGGTTTACGTAACTCAACGTTAATGGCAATTGCACCAACAAAATCAAGTTCTTTTATATTAGGGCAAGTGTCCATGTCTATCGAGCCAGAATTTTCTAATTACTATATTAAAGATTTGTCAAAAGCGAAGTCAACATTTAAAAACCCGTATCTTGAATCCGTTCTTAAATCACACAATAAAAACGACGTAGCAACGTGGCAATCTATCAAAGACTCTGATGGTTCTTGTCAGCATTTAAAATTCTTAACAGATAATGAACGTGCTGTATTTAAAACTCTATATGAAATTAGTCCAGAATCTACAATATATCAAGCAGCAGCAAGACAGGAATTTATTGACCAGGCTCAGTCGTTAAATTTGTTTATAGACCCTGAGACTCCAATCAAAGATATTAATACTTTATACATGTTGGCCTGGTCTTTAGGTGTTAAAACTTTATACTACCAATATTCCTTAAACGCTGCCCAGTCATATGCTAGAAAGAAATATATGGAAGACGGTTGCTCTTCTTGTGAAGGTTAGTTATAATGGCCAATATGAATGACTATACAAAAAAAGAACTAAAGTATCATAAGCTTTATATGGACATAGCTTATAGAGTAGCAGAAATGTCGCATTCACAAAGATTGAAAGTTGGCGCAATTTGTGTAAAGAATGGCAATATCATATCAAAAGGCTGGAATGATATGCCGCCTGGATTTGATAATTGTTGCGAAAATAGTCAAAATGCAACAAAAAAAGAAGTTCTTCATGCTGAACAGAATATGATAATTAAATTAGCAAAGTCTACAGAAAGCGTTGCTGGTTCGGTTGTATATTTAACTCATTCGCCCTGTATTGAATGTGCTAAATTAATGTCTATGATGGACTTAGAAGCTGTGTATTATAAAGAAGCATATAGATGTTCTGATGGTGTTTTACATATACAAGCGTCTGGTATTAAAATAGAAAGACTGTGGGCGTTATAAACTTAGTATAAATATTATATAAATTAAAACCAAAATATAGGAATTTTATATAATATGGCTAAGAAAAAAACCAAAAAAGAACTAAAAGCCGAAAAACTTTTGGAAGATGCTAAAACAGTTGAAACAGAAACACCCGAAGTTGTTGCCGTGGATATCGATGAACCTGTAGTTGAAACAGATGTAGTTGATATCGATGAACCTGCAGTTGAAACAGATGTTGTTGAAACAGAACCTGTAGTTACGCCAACTGATGATATCGAAAAACAAGAAGATGTTGTTGATACTTCAACTGAGGTCTATCACCAAGCATACATGAGACGCATTTCTAAACTACGCCGCGAAGGTAGAACAGTTAGAAATCCTAATGGTGCAAACGTTAGTGATAGATAACAATTACAATAAAGAATGCTGGGCTGGTGTTGATTATTCAATGTCATGCCCAGCACTCTCCATAATAGACAAAGACGGTAACCCAATATCATGGTATTATCTTACACAAGATAAAAGATATGTTGGTACATTTGATGATAACATAAATGGTGCCTTAGTTGGTGGTAAACATGATTTCAAAACTGATATAGACAGATATGATTTTATATCTAGTTATTTTATAGAAGTGTTGTCTAAATATAAGAAATTACAAAGACTTCAGCTTGAAGGATATTCAATGGGCTCTCGTGGAGGCCTAATTTTCAACATCGCAGAAAACACTGGAATATTAAAGTATAAGTTAAAACTTGCAAAAATAGAATATGATATACCTTCGCCAAAGACTATAAAGAAGTTTGCGGCTGACAATGGTAATGCAAACAAAGATATGATGTTTGAATCTTTTAATAAAAAGTTTAATAACTCTATTGACATCATGAAGAATATAGGTTATACTAAATCTACAATCGGCAATCCAATATCGGATATAGTTGATTCCTACTATCTAGCTACTTACGGTCTTCCACAATAAAAAAATAAGTGAGATTTATATTATGAAAAGATTATCCTTTATTACTGCTATATTAATAGCAGGAACATTCTTATCAATTAAAGCCGTTGATTCTGTTAAAGCAAGTCAATCTGAACGTGATGATTGGTTGAAAGAACAAGTTCCAGAGATTTACCCAATAGATTTAAATATCATATATGTTGAAGCTCCTTCCGAGGATTTAGAACTATCAAACAAAGATAGAACGTGTTTGATTAGAAACGTTTTCTACGAAGGCCCACGATATTTTCCAGGCGCCGAGAAGAAGTTTAACGTTTCGTCAAACGAATACATTGAACGCATATATAAAGAATGGATCAGAATTATTGGAGTTACTCATAATCGTGTAAAATCAAGTAGATACCCAAATTCTTTCTGTGCAGTAATTAAACAGTATAAACAATTTTCATGGACACTAGAAAAGAAGAAAACTGTTACTCCAATTTCTAAACTATACAAAGACGACGAATATGAATTAAGAAACTTAGAGGCAATATCTTTATTGATTGACAAAGTTCAAGAGAATGGTTACAATGACATAACAGATGGGGCAATGTATTATCATACGCACTACGTTAACCCCAAATGGAATAAACATAAAGAAGTATCTGTAGAAAGTAAATGGCATGTTTACTATACAGAGAAAAAGAGTTAATAATATAATATGCACCCGTAGCTCAACTGGATAGAGTCCTCGCCTTCTAAGCGAGTTGTTGCTGGTTCGAATCCAGCCGGGTGTACCAGCTTCTATATAATACAATGTTAAAATGGTTTAAACATTCATCTATCAAAGTATCACTAGAGTTTAATCCAGTACAATGGATATTCATACCTATTATATTCAATAGTTTTAATACTAAGAACGCTGAATACAATCATGTTCATATTGATTGTAGATGGTTGTTCTTAGCTATTAATATTATAGTTGATGATGGTAATTGGTAATAGCTTGTAATAAATACTTGTTATATATCAAAATAACAAGGAAACACAAGTGGCATCATACAACAAATTCAACTGCTTTGTAGAAAACATGGCAGAGGGGGTTCACAACTTAGGTTCAAACACCCTTAAAATTCTACTAACAAATTCAGCACCGTCCGCTAGCAATACCGTTAAAGCAAATCTTACCGAGATCTCTGCTGGCAATGGTTATTCTGCTGGTGGTATTCCAATCACAATTACCACAAGCTCTCAAACTGCTGGTGTCTATTCTATAGTAGCAACCGATGCTGTGATGACGGCGTCTGGCGGTTCTATCGGCCCATATCGTTATGCTGTTCTATATAATGATACACCAACATCTCCAGCAGATCCTCTAATTGCGTGGTGGGATTATGGTTCGTCTATTACATCAGCTGATGGTGAAAAACTAAATCTAGACTTTAATCCAGCTGGCTTGTTTACTATAACATAAGGTACTAATGTTGTATGCCTATAACATACCTTGATTTTAACGATGCAACTATTACAAGCTACTATGGGTCTCAAGATGCTGGGTCATACTCTATACCGTCTACTGTTGGTTTAGATATTACCGGTAATGCGTGGAAAAAGGCTGTATTTCCGGCTCCGTTTGATGTTGTATCAGATACCATACTCGAGTTTGAAGTTAGTACATCTAGTACATATGAACTTCTGGCCATCTCGTTGGACACGGACGACGACTTCAACACACCAGCTTTACCTTATAACTTTTTAATATCAGGAACCGATTCACATCCACAGTTTAGTGATACATATAAAACATATACGCCTGGCTCTGGTTTTGTTAAAATAACAATACCAATCGGAACACATATTGCGGCTGGTGCGTATACACAGTTGTGTTTTGTTTGTGATAATGATGCAAACGCATCTATGGACGTATCGTATCGTAATGTTAGAGTTTACAATACCTCAGACTCAGACCCAGACCCAGACCCAGACCCAGACCCAGACCCTGTAGGCGGTACATCGTATGTTGGTCATTGGAGAGATGAGGCGGGCACACAGTTTCCAACAACATCATATACCGGTTGTGATTTCTCTACGGAAGTAAAAAACGATGTTGCCGCCGCACTTTCAAAACCAAACGACTCAACGGTTAGGATTGGGAAGGTATTATCGCCGGGCGAAGGCAAGCTATTTACCGCCAACATAAAGGTAGATACAACGCATGATAATAGAGCAGTCATCAAAGCGAAATTGGTGCTAACGTCGGGTACAGGCGATCTATTCACAACATTCGCCTCGTCATATTCAAGAAATACGTCAAATAATACAATGTGGGTGCGGGTTGTAGGATACTTGACTAATTCCTCTGTGGACGCCGAAGTACAAGTACAGTGGATACGTGGAGGATCAGGAACGCCGGCCGGCGCAACGGTAAGCTCGTATTGCGATCTTGTTGTTGCGGATATGAACTACGACGACATTGGTATATATTCTAACACTGTCGGCGGTGACTCTTTAGGTGGCACCACTCGCAATGTAGTTCAATTAAACAACACAATACTAGAAAGCAACGTAGCTTCTATTCAGCGCTCTGGTAATACTATTTCTATAAAGAACGACGGTAAAGACTACCTAATATTAGGCACACTTGGCTCCAATACAGAATCAGCACGAACACAGCGCCTTGCTAACATAAATTATGATGGTGTCCCTGCTGTGGACACAACGTCGTATGTATACAGCAGAGATTCGTCAAACGAGCTAACCGGTATTGCTCTTCAAGATGTCTATAGAAAGCCGGTTGGCCCAGATACAAACATTAAATTGGAGTGTTTTAGAGGTGTAGGGGTAGCGGCTGATGAGGGCGGATCCGATGTGGACGGGTCGTGGTCAACAGCAGCGAACGAAACGATGATAGCAGTAATAGAATTACCGACATCATCAGAAACGTTCAAGTCAACAGATAGTGTTGGTGCTCAGACTGTATCAGGCACTACTACCAATATTAATATATTTAGGGATGTTATACATGATGGTAGTGTAACAAGAGTTAGCGATACAACAGCCGTGGCAAATAAAGACCATACAATGGTGTGTTTCTCTAATATTTTTGCCGCAAGACGAGTAGTAGGATCAGGAACAAGATCAACAATCGGTTCCAGAATTATAATTAATGGTATAGGCCAGTCTGTTGGTGAACATGGAAACTATATTCGTGGTAATCAAGGGTCTCAAGATACGTTTGGTGGTTCTTTTGCGGCTGGTAGCATTTACAGTATTGCAGACACTGACACTATATCTGTTCAAACTTTTGCCGCGGGAGATGGCGGCGCCGATGACGACACACAACCCGGTTCATCTGGTATTAGTATTATTAATCTCGATTCGACAATAGCAAGTGAAACTTCTGTAGACGATAAAACCTTTACCCTAGAAACTTCTTCATATTCATATTCTGGCAATGCCACAAACATATTACACGATGCTATAATAAATCTTGGGCAATCATCATACTTATATTCTGGTAAAGCTATAAACTTCAACATAGACAAACCGTTTGTGTTGAGCTCAGGTGATTATGGTATATCAACAAACTCAGCAAATATATTACAAGATAGAATATTAAACCTAATAGACGGTTCAATCAACCAAACAGGAAACGAATTATTATTCTCCCGTGTAAATTCAATTAAACTAGACACTGGTGTTCTGTCTCTAAGTTTAAAACCAACAGATATACTATTAGACAGGGTACTACAATTAAATCAAGACACGTATGAAACTGCTGGGAACGCCGTTGATATTTTTATTAAACTGCCTTCAGGATTAACATGGGTTTCTCCGTCGTCTGGGTTATTAGACACAATAGCAGATTCAAGCGACGGTGTTGAGTATGAGTATACGTTTGAAGTGGATAATTCTGGTCTTGATCTACAAACGTATTTCGAGGTTGTTTCTGGTATTAACACAATACCACGAGAGTTTGTTTTTAATCAAATTAGTAATAACGAGTTAAAGTTAACGATCGGCCCGATTATTGAACCGTCGTTCACATATGCGTTAGATGTTCCAGAGGATTTCTCGTTCAACTCAGAAACTAAATCTGGCGGGAACTATCAAGAATATCTTGATTATGTTGGAAACGGCCATGTGTTTAATTTTACGCTAAGGGCGTGGGATGATACTGAAGACCCTAGAGTAGATTATATAGATAGAGATTTTAGTATAAATGTAACGTCAACACTGTCTTCGGCTCGTGATAATTTTATAGAGATCATTCTTAAAGATGCTTTACTATTTGACGGCGATGGAAACCAAATTACATCAAGAGAATATGTTACATATATGAAGAGTCTTGGTTATTACGTGTAATTATGTATAGAAGAGGGATATAAGATATGGGAATTCCAGTTACAAGACTAGGAGACCTCTGCACAGGACACGGCTGTTGGCCACCAAGGCCATGCGATCAAGGGTCTCCTAACGTTTTTTCTGATGGTATTAAAATACACAGAGAAACGGACCATTGGGCGACACATTGTTGTGTTTCGTGTCACGACTCTGTTCTGGCACGGGGTTCATCTAAAGTGTTCGTGAACGGTTTGCCGATTTCAAGAATCGGCGATCCTGTTGCGTGCGGTTCAGCTGTTGCAGAAGGTTCTCTAAAAGTTTTTTCAAACTAAAATTCCTATTGACATTAGTGTTAACACAATATATAATACATATATTAAATACGCACGCCCATAACCGTTGAGGAATATACAAATGAAGTCTATAAAATTAACAAACCCAATTAAAGATAAAATCGTTTCTATGATAATGGAAGCAAAACAAGAAAAATGCGTAAAGATGCAAAACGACATGAATACGTTTTTTCTTGATGGGTTTATAGAAAATATGATGACTAAAACCGACTTGGAAAAATTCAATTCGTGTGATAAAAGTTGGTTTAATGCCCGCCGTTCCTTTTCAATAAAATACGAGGGCGAGTATATTAGTTTTTATACGCCAGAGAGATCAATTGTTCTTCCGTATTATCTAGTCCACGGTGTTCAAGGCCCGTTTTCTAAAGGTGATAATAAATTTATTGATGAATGCGTAAAGCTACAAGAAGAACTTAAATTGTTTACAAAAGAATTGAACAAGACAAGATATCAAGTTAGACTTACTGTTAGTTCTTTTAATACGTCAAAACAACTTAAAGAGGGCTGGCCAGAAATTGCCAACGTTGTTGAACTTTTAGAGAAAAGAAGTGAAGATGCCGCCGGCCACAAACAAAAACTCCCAATGGTTGTTACTAAAGCACTAAACAAAGAATTGGATTTACCTATTGACTTGGTGTCTAAAGCGGGTTAATATACAACCAACAATCGTTAGGGAAATTAGATGTTTAAGCTAAATGGTCAGTTAATTAAATCTTACACCAAAATCAGCCAGGATGCGATTGATCCAGCAAAAGTGTTGATAGACGCAATTCTCAGACTAATATCTTTAGCAATTGCGTCTATTTACAGCAAAGACATTTCAGACCAATACAAGGATTTAAAAGACAATGAGCAATCTTAAACATCAAACACTCGAAGAGTTAAAACAGGCCAGAGTATCATCTGTTAAGTTTATCAACAAACTAAAATCACGTATTAGAAACGCTAAGCAAACCCTATCTGGCGAAGAAGCTAAACTTGGTTGGATTAACAAGTATATCGAACTTAGAACACCGAAAGCGATTATTACACCAACGTATATGTATGGTGAAGAAGTTTATGATCAACTTGTAAACGAAAAACATAATTCTGTTCTAAATGGTATTGTGGGTGAAGAAATATATAACATATCGTCTTTATAAGGGTATAGAAAGATGTTCGTTGTTCTTGAATATGATTACTATACAAGTCCGCTCAGACCACCAATAATTGTTGACTACAGTAGATGTGAACACAAACTATATAGACATATGAGATGCTGGCTAAAAGAACAACCACGTTCGTGTATAAACTTTATGTCTCTAAAAAACAAAACTGCAGAGAGTCACGCTATTATGTGGCCCACGTACAAATACTGTGTAATTAGAAAAATTCTAAAGGTTGGAGGAAATGGTGGTAGAAGAAAATAAAAAGTTAATAGATGCTCTACACGCTGCTTATCAATACATCAACGCGTCTGAGGATGAATTAAAAGAAAGTGGATTAACTAGACATTATTGGGTTTCAAAGTTTCATGAATTATACCCGAAGGCACTTAAACAAACAGGACTAACAGACTGCCCGTTTTGCGGAGTTACACCATTAATATTCACAGGTAAGTATGACAAGTATTCGATGACAACGATCTCATGTGAAAACGATGATTGCGCGATGGTTGTTAGTATAGATTTAACTGGTGATGACCCTGAACAAGAAGCAATTGAAAAATGGAATAGAAGAGTTATATAGTCTAACATTTACCATTGATAACGAATGTAATGTGATATATAATGATAAAATATAAACAAGGAAAACAAAGATGGCCGCCATCTTTTTTAAAGGAGAAATAGAATGAAAACAATCACTACGGTTATATTACTATCTGCTTTTTGTGCATGCTGTAGTACCACTTCACTAGCCCAAACTGTGTCTGTTGGAGTAAGCGCCACGGTCGTTTCACCGGGAACAGTCGAAGAAACAATTGAATATGATTTGATTGGTTTGTCAGAAGATGATGACTATATTACAATTATCAGAGAAAATGATTGTTTACATTCTTACGACGCTGAAACTAATACATATATAATTGATTGCTAGACAATGGACATGGATTGGAAAGAATGGCCAACATTTGATTTTTATAAATGGATGAATAAAATAGACAAGAACTCTGTTTGTGAAATCGTTTTAGGCGATCAGACTATTAAGCTGGATGTTAATACTATGCACGCAGAGAATGATCAATATTATATAAGTAAGATTACAACAAAACAAGAATGTGTTGAGTATACCAATATTAAAGGTGAATTCAAACTACTAACGCTGTTGTTAGACAACGTGCCACAAGTAGAATATCATTTTGGTGATCTTGTTAACCTGGACATTGGTGACGCACTATCTTAGATATGGGTGTTGACGGTGTCTTGTTTATAGTCATGAGAAGCAAATTATCTGGTATTACATACACAATTAATAGATAGAACGAAACCTCATAATACTTTTCATATAGGAGATTTAAAATGATTAAAGTAACAGAAGCACTGAAAGGAACAGACCATGAATAACACTAAAGAAGAAATACAGAGGGCGATTGATGCTGTTATTTCTACATTGGCCGAATGGGCGGGGCAGAAATCATTAAGACTTGAGGGTTCTTGCTCAAGATTTGAAACCATCAAAGCAGCGCTCGAAGCGTACGCCGCCAACCAGTGGCAACCGATTGAAACCGCACCGAAGGATGGGAGTTTAATATATCTATTCGGTAAAAACGTATCGGGAAAAACCCGCCGTATTCAAGCCAGATATACGCAAAAACATAAAGAGATTGCCGAAGATTGTGACAATACGGAATGGTTAG